TCCAAGAAGGAAAAAACAAAGAAGGGGCAGAAATGCTTAGTGAAGGCTTGAACTATTACAGTAAAAATATCATTAAAGCTCTTACGCCATATGCAACTGCAGACGCCGGAATTATTTCTATGGTCCTGCGCAACTTGGCAGATGGTATCGAAAAGGATAATCCAGGAGCAAAAGAACTTCGCATGTGGGCAGAAAACAACACCACAAAACCTGAATTGCAAGAAACAATTAAGGTAAAAAAACCCAATATGAGGTAGAAAATGACAAGAACTGAAACAACCAAATTCCTCGGAAAATTACTTGCAGATACTCGCCTCGGAGGGGCTGGCTCGCACTGGGCCAGCGAGGTTAGTATTGATCCATGGACACCGAAGGCAAGGCGGGTGGACTACATGGAATTTTCTCCGGCGAATCAATGCTCTGTGTCAGGAATAGAAAAAGGCATATTCACCTGCTATGAAATTAAGAGCTGCAAAGAGGATGTTTATAGCGGTAATGGTTTGAATTTCTTCGGGGAAAAGAATTACATTGTAACTACGATGGCGTGCTACAAAGACATTCTGCCAGATTTCCGGAGTGGCAAATTTGCTAATTACATGAGTGAAAAGCACCCGGATTCATCAACTTATTATGGCATTATGGTTGCTATTCCGTTTTGGGGAGAAGCAACGGAAGAATTCAATGATCCTACACCATTAAGCGAGGATATAAACTGGAAGTTGGAAATTGTATTGCCTTGCAGGCAGGGGATAAGAACGAAGTCTATGACAGAATTACTGTTCTGCATGCTGCGGAGCGGGCGTTGATAGCAGTGAAAATGTCGAATTCAAATTCAGTGAGGAAGAAGATGGATAAATCAGTATTAGTGATAGAAACACCAGAGAATTGCTATGATTGTCCAATTGGTCAAGATTGTAGCAATATATTGGAAACAAGCCTCTTTTGCCTGGGTGCAGGAAAATGCGTGATCGATAAAGAAGCGGCAACAATTCCTAATTGGTGTCCGCTGAAGCCATTACCGGAACGCCATATAGCTCCGAAAACTGCAACAGGGTATGAAATTGGTTATGAAGATGGATGGAACGAGTGCTTAGAGAAAATAATGAGAGGTGAACGATTTGAGAAGCTTGGAAAAAATATTGGGGAATCAGTGTATTCGGAATCACAAAGTAATACCCCCGACGCATATGGCAGAGATTGAACTTCCAGAGTGTGGTACATGCAAACTGATATGGGAATGCACGAATGGCTATGAATATGTAGCGGTTTCGCCACAAGATCCCGGCTCACAAAATAAATACCTTTATCCAATGTGGAACGATATGTGTGTATTAAAGGATATTTTCTTTGGCGATGAAGAAGTGAAATATAAGTACAGTTCAAAGAAGTTTCGGTATGTGAATGGTGTTGAAGGGTGGATGTATTTATGGAGGCCAATAGGGTATGAAATTGATGAATTAATAAAGAGAGTGATGAATTTATAAAGAGAGAAGGTGAATAAATGAGAAGTGCATTATTTTATATCGCAGGAGCTACTACAGTAGGAGCGTTTTTTACATTATGGTGCGCGGTAGCAGTACAAAGAGTGAGAAAAGAGAGTGAAGCATCCAAGTACGGAGAACTTTGTGCGAGGATCCAGAAACAGATTGATGAAACAAGAATGAGGATTTCTTCTGTGAAAATGCAGCTTCATATAGCAGATCATGCTCTGGATCAGGCATTGCTTCAGTGGAAGTATGAGTATTTGATGAAACAGGAACAATGGCTTGTCGAACTGATGTGCGGAAAAATAGAAGAAGAAAAGCAGGAGGAAAAGCAATGAAATGTAGTATTAGCACATATTATAAAATTTTAGACGCAGAGCTGTATGACTTTGATGATGGCTATATGCAGCTGAATGTCGATATTGATACAAAAAACATCGATCTTGAAGAATATGTAAGCATGCAGAAAAAGAGCATTGCGGATATGTGCAATGTGCCGGAAGAAAAGGTAATTCCAATATCTCGATTAGAGTATGAAACATATACAGACGAGTAAAGAAAGGAAGCCCATATGTACAGTAAATGCCAGAAGTGCGGAAAGAAACTGACGGATCCCGAAAGCATCAAAAGGGGATATGGACCGGAATGTTGGAACAGCCTGACTGCACATTATTACCGAAACCCTGTTGACTGGGAAAACTACAGAGTACCTGGGCAAATGAACATTGAGGATTTTTTGGATATGGGAGGTGGGGACAATGGCGATAAGAAAGATATGCCCCGAATGCGGGCAACAGTACGGCACCAGACCAGCAGTGTCGAGAAAGGATAGGAAAACAGAAATATGTCCTGACTGTGGAACAAAGCAGGCACTTGACACTGTGAGGGATTTGTTGGGACCGGAAATGACCGATCAGCAATGGGAAGGATATAAAAGTGGATTTTTAAAAAGGTCGAGGGAGGGACAGCATGGATAAAACGCTTTATAATGCCAGTGGATGTAAGGACAAGACTGCTCATGATGCAATTTGCGCCGCGAATAAAACACAGGTGTTCCGATCGGACTGGACACCAAGAGATGCGGACGCGGATATGTTTGTAAAGATGGTTAAAAGACTTGCCCGGGGATTTGGATTTAAACTTTGTGACAGGATTCGTTTCGAGGATCCTGCGACAGGAAAGAAGTATGTGTGAGGTATGGCATGGATACAGAGAAAAAAGTACAATTCGTAGCACTGACAAAAGAGGAAATTGATGCAATGATTCAGCAGGCTGCTCTTGCCGGAGCACAGGTTGCGTCTGATGCAATGATGGTAGGACAGAGAAAAAGCGAGAAGGAGAAGATTGATCGTCGTTTGCATAACACTGATTTGCTCCTTAGAAATTATAGAACTTTAAAGGCGAGCTACGAAAATGCCGTCTATAAGTCCAAGGAAGGGGAGGTTACAGAGGTACTGGAAGACATCATGACCATGAAAGATGATAAGGTTATAGTGGAGAGTATCAAAACTTCGGCCAAAAGAACCGCTATCATGGTACAGCATATTGACAAAATGCTTGATGTATACCGTATCTATTGTAGCAAATTATCGGAAAAAGATAAGAGACGCTATAAGATTATTAAAGCCCTTTACATATCAAAGACGCCAATGACAATTGCAGAAATTTCAAAAAAATTCTCGGTCAGCAAGGTCACTGTTTACGAAGATATCAAAATTGCGAAAGAACGCTTATCTTCGCTGTTTTTCGGAATTGACGGTCTGAAGTTTTTTTAATAAAATCAGAATAACGGAATCTGTTAACTTAACATTGACTTAATAACGAAAATGGTGTATGATATGCGAGTAAAATTTTAATCAAAAGCCATGAGCCACTGGGAAAAAACCAGTGGCTTTTTTAATGCAATCTTGGGAGGGAGGAAAGGATAGAAAGATGGGAATGCTCCTTTAAAATATTTTAGAGGAGATTACGCATGAATGGAGTAACAATATTATTTGTATATGCAGTTATCATGATCCTGGCAACAGTGATCCTGACAAAGAAAGAAAAAAATGTGGAACGCTTCTGTGTTGGAAGTCGTTCTGAAAACTGGCTGATGTCGGCTCTCAGCATTGCGGCAACGTGGATCTGGGCTCCGGCATTATTTGTATCAACTGAGAAAGCATATTCTACCGGCTGGGTTGGTCTGTTCTGGTTTCTGGTCCCGAATGCTCTTTGCCTTGTGATATTTATTCCTTTTGCAAAGAGGATCCGAAAGGAAATGCCGGAAGGAATGACACTGTCTGGTTACATGAAAGAAAAATACAAATCCGATGGAGTGAAAAGAGTTTACCTCTTTCAGCTGATCGGGCTGTCTGTTCTGTCAGCAGGAGTTCAGCTTCTTGCGGGAAGCCAGATTCTTAGTGCAGTAACAGGAATTTCGTTCAAAACCATGACAATTCTGCTTGCATGCATAGCAATTTCCTATTCTCTGTTCTCTGGAATTAAAGCATCTATGCTTACAGATGCTATTCAAATGGTATTCATGCTTGTTGCATGTAGCCTATTTGTAATATTCGGAGTAAGAAATACAGGAACACAGGGCATTATACAGGGCCTGAGTGGTATATCAGGAGACTGTGCAACGCTCTTTTCTGGAAAAGGAGTAGAGATTTTCTTAGCCTTTGGGCTTCCGACAACGATAGGACTTTTATCCGGGCCGTTTGGAGATCAGAGCTTCTGGCAGAGGGCATTTGCAGTAAAAAAAGAGAAGCTGGGAAGAGCATTTCTTCTTGGAGCAGTTCTTTTTGCGGTGGTTCCACTGTCAATGGGAATTCTTGGATTTATGGGAGCCGGTGCAGGATATCAGGCACAGAACCTTGGAATCATCAATTTTGAATTGATCCGCCGCTTTTTCCCGTCCTGGGCAGTATTGCCGTTCCTTTTCATGATTGTTTCCGGTTTGCTGTCTACAGTGGATAGCAACCTGTGCGCAGTATCTTCGCTTACGACAGATATTGCAGGAGGAAAAGACATCAGGAAGACCAGAGCTGCAATGGCAGTGCTTCTGATCACTGGCATTCTGATTGCAAATATCCCGGGAATTACAGTGACACATCTGTTTTTGTTCTATGGCACACTGAGGGCGTCAACATTACTTCCAACAGTCATGACACTGAAAGGGGTAAGACTGAATGCAAAAGGGATTATCACAGGTGTGGTTGCTGCACTGGCTGTAGGGCTTCCTGTATTCGCCTACGGCAGCGTTTTGAATAGTGGACCATATAAAACACTGGGAAGCTTGCTGACAGTCCTGTTGAGCGGACTTATCGCCTTGGCCGCTTCCGGAAAGGAGAGACGCTATGCTCGGTAGAAAACAATCCGTTCGAAATAATGAAGATTGGAAGAATGCGCTTGATCACATTGAAGAGACGGTGTCAAAGAAAGAACTGGATTCCCTTGTGAAAAAGACAGTGAAAGACATCAAAGAGAAATGCAAAGGGAAAAAGGCAGCCTATGCATGGAGTGCGGGAAAAGACTCCCTGGTACTTGGAGAGATATGCGAGAAAGCCGGCATTGATCAGAGCGTCCTTGTAAGGTGCAATCTGGAATATCCGGCATTTATTGCATGGATAGAGCAGAATAAACCTTCTGGTCTTGAGGTTATCAATACCGGACAGGATATGGAATGGCTGAAAAAGCATCCGGATATGCTGTTCCCGGATAAAAGCAATAAGGCGGCACAATGGTTCCATATTGTACAGCACAGGGGACAGGCACGATATTATAAAGAGCATCAGTTGGAAATACTCCTGCTCGGACGCAGAAAGGCAGACGGCAATTATGTTGGAAAAGATAATATCTACACTAATTCAGCCGGAATCACCAGATACAGCCCTCTTGCAGAGTGGAGGCACGAAGATATCCTTGCATACATTCACTATTATGATGTGAAGCTCCCACCCATATATGACTGGGAGAAAGGATATTTATGCGGCACACATCCATGGCCTGCCAGACAGTACATGGAGACAGAACAGCAGGGCTGGAAAGAAGTTTACGACATTGATAAGACCATAGTTGAAAATGCGGCACAGCATTTCGATGGAGCCAGAGATTTTTTAAAAGCTATCAAATAGCCGGTTGCAGCCGGAGGCCATTGCCCTTCAGAAATGGAGGACAAAATGAAGGTTATTAAAAAGAGACTGGATGATCTTAAACATCCAGAGAAAAATGTCAGAATTCATTCTGAACAGCAGATCAGGGAACTGAAACGCTCCCTTGAGAAGTTTGGACAGACCAGAGCCCTTGTTGTGGATGAAAATAATGTGATTCTGATCGGGAATGGCTTATATGAGGCTATGGTGAGCCTTGGTTATCAGGAGGCATCCGTATATGTAAAAACGGAACTTTCTGAAAATGATAAAAAGAAGCTTATGATAGCCGACAATAAGACTTATGCTCTTGGAATTGATAATCTGGATACACTGAATGAGTTTCTTGAGGAATTGCAGGGCGATCTGGACATTCCGGGATACGATGAAGAAATATTACAGCAGATGGTCGCGGATGCAGACGAAGTAACTGAGAAAATCTCTGAATATGGAGCATTGGACGAATCAGAGATCCAGAAGATAAAGGAAGCCAATGAGAAACGGGAGCAGAAAGCGGCAGCAGCGGAAATATCTGACAATAATTCAGAGAACAGTTCGGAAAATCCGAACACTTCAGACAACCAATCGTCGGAAAGACAGAATACCACTGAAACAGAACCGGAAATAACAGAAACCCGGAAGTTTGTTATCTGCCCGAACTGCGGTGAAAAGATATGGCTGTAAAACGTTGTGAAGCCAATATCGATGTTGTGAAAGCTGCAGAGATCCGGATAAAAAACGTGTTCGGAAACGGGCTACCAGTGTTCTTTTCTTTCAGTGGGGGAAAGGACAGCTTATGTGTGGCGCAGCTGATGGTCAATCTGGCCAATCGAGGTGAGATTGACATGAAACAACTTACAGTGCAGTTTATAGATGAAGAAGCAATCTTTCCTTGCATGGAGGATATGACAAAGAAGTGGCGGCGCATCTTCATGATGATGGGAGCAAAGTTTGAATGGTATTGCGTAGAAGTAAAACATTTTAACTGCTTCAATGAACTGTCAAATGATGAAACATTTATCTGCTGGGATTCCGCAAAACAAGACGTATGGGTAAGACAGCCGCCTTCCTTTGCGATAAGGAACCATAAACTGTTACGTCCAAGGATTGATGCTTATCAGGATTTCCTGCCAAGGACAACCGTATCAGGAATTACAATGGTCGGTATCCGTACAGCGGAATCTGTACAGAGGCTTCAGAATATTGCGTCTATGACAAAAGCAGGAAACAAAATGACTGCAAAGAAGCAGGTATTTCCCATTTATGATTGGACGGACAATGATGTCTGGCTCTTCCTTCTGAGAAATCATGTAGATATCCCGGAGATATATTTGTTCCTCTGGCAGTCAGGATCCAGTAAAAGGCAGATGCGAGTATCCCAGTTCTTTTCTGTTGATACAGCAAGAAGCCTTGTGAAGATGAATGAGTATTATCCAGATCTTATGGAACGGATCATCAGAAGAGAACCGAACGCTTATCTGGCTGCCCTGTATTGGGACAGCGAGATGTTCGGCAGAAGTTCCAGAAAAAGGAAAGAGGCGGAAGAGGGACAGGAGCAGAGAGATTATCGGCAGGAGCTGATACATCTTTTTAATCACATGGACGTTTTTTTCGACACTCCGCATAAAAGGCATGTGGCAGAACGATACCGCAATTTCTTTATGGCGGTATCAGCAATAGCTACATCGGCCGATTGCAAGCACATATACGAAGGACTGATATCCGGAGATCCCAAAATGAGGGCATTCCGGGCACTGTACCAGAGAGTATATGGACGTTATATCAACGATGCGAAGAAAGGAGAACACCATGGACAATAAGCTGTCAGCACCATCTAGGACCATGCATTGGGTAGATAGGAATAAGATCAAACCAAATGATTACAACCCGAACAAAGTTTCGAGACAAAATCTGGAACTGCTCACACAGTCTATCTTTACAAACGGATGGACGCTGCCAATTGTGGTAAGACCAGACGGTACTATTATTGATGGATTCCACAGATGGACGGTTGCAGGACCTGACTGGAAGTACGTTCCTCCTTCGGAAGAAGATGATCGCAGGACATTATACGAACGTCTTGAGGGAAAAGTGCTTGTAGTGATTGTTGATCATAAAGATAAAGCGAAAAATATTTACGGTACCGTTACCCATAATAGGGCAAGAGGCACCCATTTGCTCGAACCTATGAAGAAAATTGTTAAAGAACTCATGGACGAAGGCAAAACAGTTGAAGAAATCGGAAAACAGCTTGGAATGAGACCGGAGGAGATCTTCCGATTGTCAGATTTTTCAAAAGAAGACTTCTTGAAGATGATGACAAAAGGGGTGACGGGCTATTCAAAAGCTGAATTTATTACAAAAATTTAATATTGTTCTACGACATATAGAACAGAAAGCAGGGAGAGGGAGTGCAACCTCTCCCTTTTGCATATGCCGAAATAAGATGATGGAGGGGAGGGGTGTCCATTGGCAAGGGCAAGAAGTCCCAACAGCATTGAGGCTGAGGAAATGTATAAGAACGGGATGAAACTTGTTGACATTGCCAAGAAGTTGGACGTCCCGGCCAGCACAGTTCGGCGGTGGAAATCAACACAGAATTGGGACGGAAAGACAAAAGGAAAGAAAAACGAACGTTCGCAAAAGAAAAAAGCGAACGCTCGCCATAAAGGTGGACAGCCTGGGAACAGAAATGCAGTTGGAAATAAGGGAGGTCCACTGAAACCGGGAGATAAGATTGCGGAGAAGCATGGAGCGTATTCCTCTGTCTACTGGGACGTCCTTGATGAATCTGAAAAAGATATGATCGAAGATATTCCGATGGATGAAGAAATGCTCCTGATTGAACAGATTCAGCTCTTTGCCGTGAGGGAAAGAAGGATCATGATTGCAATTAATAAATACCGGAACATGAAAGGTGAAGTATCCCTGTATGGATTCAACCGAAGCGAAAGCAAAAGGACATTCAAAACAGAAGAGGACAAGCAGCTCTATGAAGAACGCATAGAGAAGAAAATATCTGCTGAAGAACGTCTGCCGGGAGATATGTATAACATGCAAACCACGATGGAAAACAAGGACAATATGATCGCCAGACTTGAAAAAGAGCTGTCAACTGTACAGTCAAAGAAGACCAAGGCTATTGAAGCACTTGCGAAGCTGAGACTTGAAAAGCAGAAGATTGCCGGAGAAAGCAAGGGCAATGAGGTTGTTCGTGCATGGGCCGAAGCTGTGGTAAAAGCAAGGGAGGGAGAGAACAAAGATGGATGATATACAGTTCTCTGAATTCCTTGATGAAAGCATACCGCTGTGGCGAAATGATCCGGTTATGTTCTTCCGGGAGGTGCTCAACTTTGAACCTGATGAATGGCAGGCAGAAGCTGCAAGAGATTTGGCGGCAAACCCGAAGGTCAGTATTAAATCTGGACAGGGTGTAGGAAAGACTGGCCTTGAGGCAGCAGTATTCCTGTGGTTTATTACCTGTTTCCCATATCCAAGAATCGTTGCGACAGCACCAACCAAACAGCAGTTGCACGATGTCCTCTGGTCTGAGATTTCTAAGTGGATGAGCAAGTCTGAGTTGCTCTCTATGCTTCTGAAATGGACAAAGACATATGTTTATATGGTTGGCAATGAAAAGCGTTGGTTTGGTGTTGCTAGGACTGCTACAAAGCCAGAGAATATGCAAGGCTTCCACGAAGATAATATGCTTTTTATCGTTGATGAAGCTTCCGGTGTTGCGGATCCGATCATGGAGGCTATCCTTGGTACCTTATCCGGATCAAATAATAAACTTCTTCTGTGTGGAAACCCAACACGAACATCTGGAACATTCTATGATTCGCATACCAGAGACAGGGCACTGTATAAATGTCACACTGTATCATCTGCAGACAGCAGTAGAACAAACAAAGAAAATATTGATTCGCTCATAAGGAAGTATGGATGGGATTCAAACGTAGTCCGTGTCCGTGTCCGTGGAGAATTTCCGAATCAGGAAGATGATGTATTTATTCCGTTAAGCCTGATCGAGCAGTGCAACAGTAAATTGCTAGAACTTGATGATTCAGCTGGGATGCAGTTTGTATCACTGGGGGTAGATGTGGCCCGTTTCGGAGATGATGAAACGATCATATATCGTAATTATCATGGTCATTGCAAAATAGTCCG